ATAAATAAATGTTATAGAAGAATGAGAGAGTCTTCTCACACCACAATTTTATGCAGGTGCACTTTTGCCAGGTTGACCGAGTGGTTAAGGTGATCGTCTTAAGCACGATTGGGCTGCTGCCCGCCTGGGTTCGAACCCCAGACCTGGTAAATTTTTAAACCGCATTTGCATAAAATTGTTTAACGATAAAAATCTGAATTTAATTTATGGATATATATTAATGAATAGAAAAAACGTGAAGATCAAGATGTCAATATGTAGGAGATTTCTGGAAGAAAAAACTCCGCGTATTGTGTTTCCGAATTCTAAACCAAAGGTCAAACTGCTCCTCAGCCACATACAGCCAAAGTTGGATGCCATAGAGCAAATCCGAGGTGATCTGAATGCTGAAAATATTGAAGTGCCTGGGATTGTAGTTGCTGGAGCTCAAAGCAGCGGGAAGAGCAGTCTGCTGGAATCGTTATCAGGAATAACACTACCGAGTGGCGAAAACATAACAACACGAGTACCTCTTATTCTGCGAATCGAGAAGCAGGCAAACTGTGAGAGGCATGCGATCATAGGAGACAATGCGGATCTCTTGCCTGAAAATAGCGAGAAAATAAGTGATCTAAGTCGAATTCCAAAGAAGATAATAGAGTACACAAATGCACTAGCTGGAAACACGGGTTGTGTGGTTGATAAACCAATCCATGTGAAGGTAGTGTCGCCGGATGGGCCAACCATGACCTTGATTGATCTACCAGGAATAACGCACTTGAGCAGACAAAACGTACAGACAGATATCCATGAAGCCACTGTGTCTCTTGTTCGGAAATACATAACGAATGAGCAGATGATAATTTTATGCGTGTGTCCTGCATTGGATGACTTTGCAAACTCGGAAGCCATCAGACTGGCTAAAGAGGTAGATCCAGAAGGAAAGAGAACACTTGGTGTAATCACAAAGGTAGATCTCTGCAAGAGTGACACAAAAATTGAGGATAAACTGAGGGGTGAAGATAACAATGTCCAGCTGAAGCTCGGGTTCATTGCGGTAAGAAACAGAACACCAGACGAAGTCCGACGAGGTATTACACTTGAAAAGCTTCGGAAGTATGAGGAGCAATTTTTCAATAGCTCATCGTATTTTTATGGAGTTCCCAGAAAATACTGGGGGATTGATACACTTATTGATAAGATCAGCGAGCTGCAAATGGCGAGCATCGACGAATTCATTCCTAAAATGCTAAACATTCTAAAAGAAAAAATTGGAAAACTAAAGTACAAGTTAGAATCTCTGGCGCCAGAATTCAACAATGATGTCCAGAAAATGCAACATCTTGTGCGTATAATAGTATCCGTTGTTACAGAATTTAAGGCTTTGGCAAAGAGCTACGATGATTGTGATGACGACGGGCTGCTCCATGTATCACCCCGCACTTTTGAACTATACACAGCTTTCGCAGAAAATTTGAATACAAAGAAGCCGGACTTTACAACACCAGAATACGCGAAACGAATTGAGGACTCTATTAATGAATCACGATGTATAATGCTTTTCAATTTTATGTCACATGTTGCCTTCAATCAACTCTTCATAGAGTCTCATAAGAAGATGTACAGGGAGGTGGCTACAGAGCTTGTTGATAAAATACATAATTACATTAAGACGGTTTTAGTAACAATCGTCCATAACAAGATAGATGACAGGTATGCGCAATTGAACAAAGCAATAGAATCGGTTGTTATAGAATTTATTGATGCACAAAAGAAGACTGTCCTCAATTCCATTTTCACAATAGTGGATGCCGAATCTTTTATTTTCACACAGAATGATGAGTATGCTGCCAAAATAAAGGCTCTGAATGAACCCGATGCAATAAAGTTCCTCCAGACAAGTTTGCAGAGCTATTCTGATGTTAGTTTGTCTAGATTCAAGGACTATATTCCGATGCAATGTCACTTATTCTTTGTGACAGATGTATACAAGCATCTTCACGAGTATGTGGACTTCGAGAAGATGTCTGTTTATTTAGTTGATGATGAAAACATCAAAGAAAAGAGAGACGAAACAGATCTGTCTCTCACACGATTTACCAAGGCATATGAAATTCTTAACAGTTTAAAGCTCTAAAATTTCCAGAATATTGTTAAATATTTGAATCTCTACTCTATGACTGCTTATGTCATTCTCCACATTACGGATCGCATCATATATATTTTTATACTTCAAATTATAAAAATACACCTCTTCAGTTTCGATATTTAGATAGCCTTCTATGTTGTTGTATTTAATATGTACAATATTTTCCATTCATCCTTAGATTAAAAAATATTATTCCCACGCGCTATCAGCCTTGCCGTAATTGGTGTTCATAATCTCCTTAAATATTTGCTCGTTTGTCTTCAGATCAGTATAGTCAATTGGCTTTGGCTTGAGTTTTAGAGAAAGATTTGTTCGCACATAGGTAGGATTGTTTCTCAAAGCAGGAGGTATATATCCCATTTCCTATTAGTATTGTATCAAATATTTTATTCTTTATGTGTAAAAATCCCCATGTCCGCTGATTCTTCTATGCGCGGGGGATAGCGCCTTATCATTTGCAGTGCCCAGATTGCCTCCATCTCCACTACAGATGGTGCGGTCAGATACACGTCTGCAATTCTGTCATCTTGCGTGCTTTGAATGAGTGGCAGAATGAATGCGAAAAAATTCCACAGAACTTATAAGGAGGGGAGCCGTTCAATAATACACAAATAATGATTCGGTTTTTGTTTGTAGAAATCATTTTCAAAATTGAAAAATCTCCAGAACGATTTTATTTTTTTTATTATATTATTATAATAATGAGTCAAAAGAAACCAGCTAACACACAATCACCGAAAGGCCTTACTAAAGCAGAATTACAAGTTCTAGTTAAGAATATGAATAAGACAATTCAAATATTACTGGATCAAAATCAAGCTGTCACCCATAAAAACAAGGCATCGCTCAATAACTTTAGAGCCAAAAGAAATCAAGTCACACAAAAATTTAATAATGTACATAAATCATTATCAAATGCAAATCACTACAGATTAGAAAAAAAGCTTACTGCTTTGAGTCATAAAGAATTTTAATATAAATGATTACATATTTCTTTTAATTCAGTCATGTGTTCAATTGAAGTACTGTGAATATGTTGTATCATGAAGATACTTAATAATAGAGAACATCCTACTAATGCAACAAATGGCATGTATTTTGAGTTGACACAGCTCGCTTTTGACTAGAGAACAAGAACAAAAACTTATTATGTTCATTGATCGAAATTAATAAATTTACTTAAATTAATTAAGAATGCATGCTAATGATCCAGCAACAGTAGTTTTGAAGAAAAACCGGCCTTCAGGAGCCGGTCCCCGGAGGGCTCAAGTCCCGGTGGTAAACAAGCTTGATGAGCACGAAGAGATCATGTGTCCTGAAACATCCACTCTAGACATCTCGATTCGTGTAGCACAAGCGAGACTTGCAAGAGGCTTTAAAACACGAAAAGATTTAGCAAAGGCGTTAAATCTTCCGGTTGATATTATAAACTGCATTGAATCAAGAAAGGGGAAATTAGATAAACAGCTACTGAACAAAACATGCCAGTTCTTAAAAATAAAAACAACATAATTTTATATACATCAATCAATTGATTATTACTGACACATACTCCTATTGAATTTATATAGAGATAAATTCAGTAGTTGTAATTAACAAATTTGGTATATTATCAGAAGTACGAAATCTAGTGTTTATGTTTGATATTAGTCTACTTCTTCAATGGTTGGACCTTCTGTAGGTTCCTTATCAGTTGTCCCAGGTTTAAACTGTGCTACAAATTGAGTGAACTCTTGCTTCTTCTCTTCAATCTCTTCTTTTGAAGCACTCTCATTGTCTTGAACCCAGTTGAGTACGTTTCCTGCCTCATTTTCCAGTCTCTGCTTCTCGTCATCATCCATTTTTGGAAGGAGATCCTGTTTGACATGACTTACAAATCCCTCCAGATCATTCTTTGCTTCGATCCGTTCCCGAAGGAGATTATCTTCTTTCTGGTATTCTTCGGCTTCCTTCACCATTCGATCGATGTCATCTTTACTGAGGTGCTTTGAATCATTTGTGATAGTAATTTTGCTTTCTTTACCTGTACCTTTTTCGATAGCACTTACATTCAGGATCCCATTTGCGTCAATATCAAACGTAACCTCAATTTGCGGGACACCTCGTGGAGCTGGAGGAATGCCGTCCAGCTGAAATTCTCCAAGTTTATTATTCTGCTTTGTCATGGCCCGTTCTCCTTCAAATACTTGGATATTTACACCGGGCTGATTATCGGAGTATGTAGAGAACGTCTGTGTTTTCTTTGTCGGGATAGTTGTATTCCGTTGGATGAGAGCGGTCATAACACCTCCGGCCGTCTCCAAGCCCATACTAAGGGGAGTAACATCCAGTAGTAGGAGATCCTGAATCTTTTCGCTCGTGTCACCCTTTAGAATAGCAGCCTGCACTGCTGCTCCATAAGCAACACACTCGTCCGGGTTGATTGACTTGTTCAACTCTTTACCATTAAAAAATTCACTCAACATTGACTGGATCTTTGGGATTCGCGTTGAGCCACCCACAAGCACTACTTCATCAATTTGACTCTTTGACATTTTTGCGTCTTGCATCACCTTCTCAACAGGCGCCATAGCCTTCCGAAACTGATCCATACACAGTTCCTCAAATCGTGCCCGTGTGATACTCGTGTAAAAATCAATGCCTTCATGAAAGCTGTCAATTTCAATAGATGTCTGTGCCGTACTGCTTAGTGTACGCTTTGCTCGCTCACATGCCGTCCGGAGACGGCGCACAGCTTTCATATTTCCACTAACATCTTTTTTATGTTTCCGTTTAAATTCAGTAATGAAGTGTTTGACCATTCGGTCGTCAAAATCTTCACCACCCAGGTGCGTGTCACCAGCTGTTGCTTTTACTTCAAAAATACCATCATCAATTGATAACAATGATACATCATGTGTGCCCACATGTTTTGTTATCGTAAGACCGTTTAAATCTTACTTCTGTAGGTTTCCCTGCAGGTCAGACTATATCTTCATTATTTAGTAATGTAAAGTTTCCAGACCTTACCCAAATAATGCTCCGCACTCGTGTATAACATCACCGTATTTCATTGCTTATTGTTGGATGCAATAAGCTCCATTTAGGCTTGTTAATTAGTCGTTGAACCTTCGCCTCCCTTTCGAGAGATAGCGCTTGGCTGCGGATTGCCCATTTCTTTTAGTATATTAGCTCATTAAACTGTTCAAGTTGTTTAGTGTTCTTTACATTTTTAACAGTTCATAATTTGTAAACTAATTTACTAAATTCATCTTTCAGGTTTTTACTATACCCAAGTGATTAGCTTGGCCGCGTAATATGTCACCATCTACGTTTAGT